TCTCTAGCTTGTTCCTCAGACTCTGCTTTTATAGTATATTCATTTAAAACTATTGCAGAAGAAGTTACAATATATTCTTTCATATTAGTCTCCTATTGCTGATATTAGTTTGCTTGATACTGCTTCTACCAATGACTTACGATAGTGCAGCATTGGTTCAATGAACTCATGGAACTCTGCCACAGTTGGAAAAAACTTACAATTCATAATGACTTTTTCACAAGCGTACTTCATTATGTCTGCAGGTACGTGTTCAAACTTTTTGGCATAGACTTTTGCTTTGAAGGCTAGGTCTTTCTGTGTGAGGTGGCTTTGCTTGGCTGTGCATACCATGACTTCAATGAGCCATTGATGTATGTCTTTGGGATCAGCTACAGTCATACACTCACGCAATGCTTTCATTACTGCAGGCTTGTTAGCTTTGAGTTCATAAGCACACTCTGATATTGCAGGCATTTGCCAACGTGCAAACACATATTGATTGTTAGTCTGTTCCGTTATCTTGCAATTCATTATAGACTCCAAGATAGAAACTGTCGACTTGGTTACTTTGTTTGGGTCTGTACTTGCTTGTTCGACCAGAGTTTTTGCGATCAAGTTGTTTTTGACACCATTCGCTATAGACTTGATTCCAATCTCCTCTGCTGTATTGGTTTGTAATATAGAAATGTTTGAAGTATTTAGTTTCTCGATCATGGTTTACCTCCTTGTATTGATTGATTACTTCTTCGCTTGGTTGCCACTCTGATGTTAGTTTCGCCACAGATAGTTCTCCCAGTAGTTATGATACATTTGTTCTGCGAAAAAATCACACCACTCTTTTTCATGCTGAAGCTTTGGTTTTATATTATAGTTTACAAATCTTTTGACTTCAGCCACATCTTCAGACTCGCTGATTTTATCTTCAAGTCCTTTGATCTGTGCTATCTTTTGTTCCCACTCAAGGTATATATTGTTTTGTAAGTTAGCCATTGCTACCTCCTTTGTTAACTAGCATATCTGATATTCTATACTGTACTACAATATCTTGATTGCATTTGTCACAGCATCTTCCATCAGCTATTGGCTCTGCATTGTGTCCTTGATCCCAATACATTACACCTTCTTCTGTATAATGTTTTTCTATTTCACCTTTGCATATCACACATATCATTTTAATATCTCCTTTACTAATGTGTCAGGTATGATGATAACCCATCTTGGCTCACCAGTTTTCCTTTTGTACAAAGCAATATCTCTTTTTTGTATTACTTTAAATACACTAGGAAATTTATCAACTGCTCGATACTTAACTTCAACTGTATACTCTTTGCCTTTGATAGTTAGTTTGATATCACCAGTATGCTCACCACCAAGACTACCTGATAGAGGCACTTTTTTGGCAGGTAACTGCCATGAGTTGAATAGCTTTACAAACCAGTTTTCATGGTAGTTACCCTTTCGTTTACTTTTGCTTGGCATCAGATTTCCAATAATCTTTTGGCAACTTAGCTTCAATATCATTTATTCTTTTCTGCACGTCATTCAAGACTTGATATAACGAAGTTAATTTGCCATAAGTATTAGCTTCTTCTGCACTTTCTTTTGCAATTTTTAGTATAGTTTCCATTTAAAACTCCTCATCATCATGCGAAATGGTTAAGAAAACTTGCAATGCTTCGCACCAACAAAGCAAGTTAAAGAGTCTAGGCTCACGCACCATGCGTTCCCATTCTCCAAATAGCTTTGTATCTACACCTATATCCAAAGCTATCTGTTCCTGCGACAATTTTCTGACTCTTCGCAAGAATACTAGCTTTTCAACTATAGATTTGTATTGATACCTTACTGTGTTCTTCATTTTATTAGACGTAGCTAAGCATATAAATATGCCTAGCTACTACCCTAACAACCACAAGGGATTACTTGAAGTTCATGTGTTTGACTGCTGCATCATGCAGTATGTCTTGTATCATACTTGATGCAGACATATCAGCATTTTGACTTTCCCATATTTTTGTAGTCAATTCTATCATTGTCTTAATCCATGTTTGTGGATCAACTGATTTGTATTTATCTGATACAGTGCATACATGAGTAAATACTTTTTCATATTCTGCAGGGTGTAAGAACTTTGCATATGCCCAACACATTCTGCGTTCTTTTCTTGTTAGTTTAGATCGTGCCATAGCTTCCCTCCATATGGAACATTGAGTTAGGTCGTTTCATATAGGATAACAGTTTACTGTTTCTTTCAACAGTAGTTTTGTGTTTATCCTTTACATTGAGTGGGTGTGATATCCAATCAGTTACTGCATTGTACAACCCCCACTTGTTGCAACCAATCTGATTCTGATAGATACTCCATGTGTGCATTAAGTTTTGAAACTGTGTTTCATTACGATACCTACCATCAACAGTTGGTCTAGGCGAATAAGTAAGTTTGTTGAACATCTCATTCGCATCTGTTTGTTTTACTGGTGTGTTGTACCAGTCACGATAGCGTTGTTCATTACTAGTAAACTCTTGAAGCAAATGCTCAATATGTTGAAACTTGTAATAGAATTTACCATTGTGTTTCTGCTGATAGTTAGCAATTTTATCAGCAGTAGTGCAACCATTCATGCACCACAATCGAAGTCCATCTGCAGTAATCATAACTGACCAAGCACCATTGTATGAGTTGCGAACTGTAATACGAAATGCAATGTAGTCTTGAAGAGCAGGGTCTTGTATCTGCACATCTTTACAAGTGAAAGTAGCTTTCATCATTGCACCATTGTGTAACATTCTTATCTCTGGCACAAAGTCTTTTGATACTCTTCCCATCATTTCATAGATAGGATCTATGATTGACTTGTGTGTGACAGGTCTGTACGCATTTGAATGATTACCAAGATTTTCCATAGTATCTGTTCTTATGATCATCATACGTTCAGGACAATTGATTAGTTTAGTTGCACCATCATCATCAATTTTACCTGCCATTGGTATCATATCTATCGGAAAGTCATAGTCACCTAGATATGGTTTTAGATTATTGATTTTTGATATATGATTCATGTTTACCTCCTATCTATCATATTCTACATGGACAATAAGTTGATTACCTTGCCACACTTCGTAGTTTTGTTTTTTTCTACTGTGTCCATATGTAGCATGGAAATGTTGCATATCACGTCTATCTTTCTTAACTGCTTTTATAGCATCTGAAAAAGATTGTACTGTGTCAACATGACAAGTCTTGTCTGTGTTGCCATAATATATGATATTGAAATTATCTTTTATGCTTTGCAACATTTTGTCGCAATGCGAAATCCAGTTTTTGTCAACTGAAGAACTGTATGTATACATTATGTATCTCCTTGTATATTTATTACGTCTTGGTTCGTAGTGGCTAACAAACGACCTGCCACCACCACGAAGTGGTGATTAGGCAGGTCGTTCTTGTCATATCCGATCAAGCTGATTAGCAAGAAAATACCCCTCACTCGAAGAGTGAGGGGTAATCTTGGTGCTATGCACCAAGATACTTTTTCTTGAGTTCAGCTTTCTCTTTAGATGTAAGAGGCTGAGATGACTTTGGTTTGGCATTCTCTTTGCCAATCCAATTAGGCTTGAATGCATAACCAAACATCTGTTGAAAGTCATCATTGTTAGCATTGAAGAACTGCTCGATAACGTCACGGACAGCAACAAGATCATCAATCATATCCTTGACATCTTTGACTCCACCTTGAAATCCATACTGCTCGATCAACTCCTGAGAGCCTGCTCCGTAGCTACCCTTAGCATCAGCAATAAAATCTGCCTCAACTGCTGCCTTCATATACGCATTACAAGCATTCAACTCAGCATCTACTTTGTTATACGCTCTATCAATGTTACCCATATTAGATATAAAGATATATTTCTTCATACCATCTAATCTCTTCTGAGAGTATTGGGTAAGACTTTTAGCTGAAGTACCTGAAATGTGATTTGTTAGAACTTCTGCGTAATTTATTGTGTTTTTACTTGTCATTTTCTTCTCCTTTTGGTTGTTAATTGACACTCTTGCTAAGCCATAAAGAGGACTAATAACTAAGAGCGTCACGCCCTAGCGTGACTCATTAGAAGCGTCAAAAAAATTAACGAGGGTTCCCTTTGGGATACGTTCATTTTTCTTGACGCAGTCCGTTATGGCATAGCTTTAGAGTGGCATTAACAAGCGAAAGGAAAGAAATGCAAAAACACAGTAAATTCCAGAAGTGCCAAATCACATGAAGGACTACGGAAGCAAAAGTCTTGCCCAATACTCGGCACGGACACAACAACTCCACCAACTCCACCACCTCGCCTTTGTGATCCAAGCGTATCATCTAAGCATTTCTTCCACTAAGTATCTGTTTTAACAAGAGAAAATAAATGCCCTTGACAAGGTTATTCTAGCACGTTTATATAAGGGGGGTAAGGGGGGTTCTCTTGTTAAAACAGATAAGATTAACCAACAAACAGAAATGCTTAGTTGATACTATCGTAGCATCAGGTTGTAGTATAAAAGTGGCTGCTGCAAAGTCTGGTTACGCAGATGGTGAAAGTGGCAGAGTGACTGCCAGTAAGACTTTGCGACTGCCACATGTTCAAGAGTATATGCAACAATGTATACGACAGAGTATTGGATTGAATGCTACGATTGCGTCTCGGAGAGTACTTGACTTAGCGCAAAGTGCTAAGTCTGAGTACGTACAGCTCGAGGCATCTAAGGATATACTGGATCGTGCAGGGTACAAACCAGTAGAGAAAAGTATGACGATGTTGCAAGGCAACATCTCTGTCAACATAGACCTGACTTGACATGGGGGTCAAAAAAGTTATCCTACAAACTATGACATGGTCCTACACAAACAATAATATTCAAAAAGGCTCGTAATGGCTAAGACACCTGCATGGACACGCAAAGAAGGAAAGAATCCCAAAGGTGGGTTAAATGCAAAGGGTCGTGCTTCATATAAAGGTGGCACATTAAAAGCACCAGTTAAATCAGGAGATAACCCAAGACGTGCAAGTTTTCTTGCTCGAATGGGCAACATGAAAGGACCAGAGAGAGATGCTAAAGGAAAACCTACTCGTTTATTACTATCGCTTCGTGCATGGGGTGCTTCGTCTAAAGCAGATGCTCGTGCGAAAGCTAGAGCAATTAGTAAACGAAATAAAGCAAAGAAGTCTAAGAAAAAAAATTAACCAACTAGAAAAGGAGAAAGCTATGCCAATGGGAAAAGGAACTTACGGAAGTCAGAGAGGTAGACCTGCTAAAAAATCCACTCTTACTGCAAAGCAAAAGACACTTCCTGCAAGTCTGAAGAAAAAAATTTTAGCTTCTAAAAAGAAAAAGTAATGCCAGTAAATGCAGCAGGAAATTATACCAAACCTGCCATGAGACGTGCTTTGTTTAATAGGATTAAAGCAGGAAACAAAGGTGGTAGGGCAGGTCAATGGTCAGCAAGGAAAGCACAGATGCTTGCCAAACAATATAAAGCTAAAGGTGGTGGGTATAGGTAATGGCACTTGCAAAGTCACAAAGGTCGCTTCGTGCATGGACTAGACAAAAGTGGAGAACCAAATCAGGTAAACCTAGTACTCAAGGACCAAACGCTACTGGCGAACGTTATCTACCTGAAAAAGCAATTAAGGCTCTTTCTTCCAGTGAATACTCCAAGACTTCGGCTGCTAAACGCAGAGCGATTAGAAAAGGAAAACAAGTATCTAAACAACCCAAGTCGATTGCTAAGAAAACGAAAAGCTATAGAAAGTTTTCTTAAATGAGTTTTCTCCATACACTTAAGCCTGAAGAAAGAAGAATACTTAGGCACGTTGTCAAACGTGTACATCTTAAACATCACCCTGAACAATTTTGTACAGATCGAGAAGCTGATAAAGTTATTGCTGTTATTGGTCCTGAGACTGTGGATAAATTGTTACGCATAGGAAAGAACACAAGGATTGATACAATTTAAATACAAACCTGATGGAGATGTCCTCAAGGCTTTTATGAAAGACAATACTTTTTTTCGTGGCATTAGAGGTCCAGTTGGTAGTGGCAAGTCAGTAGGGTGTAGTATAGAAATTTTTCGAAGAGCTTTGATGCAAGAACCTGATAAGTCAGGTAAAAGAAAAAGCAGATGGGCAGTTATTAGAAACACAAATCCACAACTTAGAACAACAACAATTAAGACTTGGCTTGACTGGTTTCCTGAAAATGAATGGGGTAAGTTTGCTTGGTCAGTTCCTTATACGCATATGATTACTGCAGGTGATCTTGAGATGGAAGTTATTTTTTTGGCACTTGACAGACCTGAAGATGTAAAGAAGTTATTATCTTTGGAACTTACTGGGGTGTGGGTCAACGAAGCAAGGGAAATACCCAAGTCAATTATAGATGCTTGCACTATGAGAGTAGGAAGATATCCTTCTGTTAAAGATGGTGGTGCAACTTGGTCAGGTGTTATCTGTGATACCAATAGTCCTGAAGAAGATCATTGGTGGTCAATTATGAGTGGTGAAGTACCAGTACCTGATCACATTTCATTAGAAGAAAGTCGTATGCTTGTAAAACCTGATAACTGGCAGTTCTTTACACAGCCTAGTGGCATGATAGAAGAAAAAGATGAAGATGGTTCTGTAAGTGGGTATAAACCAAATCCAAAAGCAGAGAACGCAAAAAATATTTTAGAATCTTATTATCCCAATCTTGTTCAAGGTAAAACAAAGTCTTGGATAGATGTGTATGTTATGAATAGGCTTGGCTCTATACAAGATGGTAAGCCAGTTTATAATATGTTTGTTGCAGATACTCATGTATCAAAAGAAGAAATACCAGTTGCAGATGGTGTGCCACTTTATATTGGACTGGACTTTGGTCTTACACCTGCTGCTGTTTTTGGTCAAAAGGTTCGTGGTCGTTGGATTATACTGCAAGAGATTGTAGCTTTTGATATGGGCATTGTAAGGTTTGCAGAGTTACTTCGTGCTGAAATAGCAACACGTTATAATAATTTAGAGGTTAATATATTTGGTGATCCTGCAGGTGACTTCAGAGCACAGACAGATGAAAGCACACCTTTTCAGGTTTTAAGAGGTGCAGGATTGATGGCAAGACCTACAACAAGCAATGATGTAGCATTAAGAATAGAGTCTGTTTCTTCTGTTTTAAATAGAATGGTAGATGGTCAATCAGGGATTTTAATTGACTTTAGGTGTAAAGAACTGATAAAAGGGTTTGAAGGGGGTTATCAATATAGAAGACTCCAAGTATCAGGAGAACGCTATGAGGATAAACCTTTAAAGGATAGGTACTCGCATATCCATGATGCAATGCAGTATCTCATGCTTGGAGCAGGAGAAGGCAGACAAGTATTAGGAATGACTAGACCTATTGAAACATTTAATGCTAGGGTAGATTATGATGTATTTAATCGAAGAGCAAAACAGCCACGAAGACAAGGTCTTTGGGCAAGAATGTAAAGGAGTCTAATATGTGTTTACCTACTGGTGGTGGTTCATCAAGTCCTCCTCCTCCAACAGAAGAGGAAAAAGAAGCCGAAATGGAAAGAGAATCTGCTAAAATAGAAGAAACTGCAAAACGTGCAGATGCACGTCAAGATGTTCTTGAACAGAATATTTCTAATATTAGAAAAGGTTCAGGCAGACGTTCATTACTTCGAGGTCGAGGTGGTGGAATAGGATTTTATAATAGGTATTTTTCATAGATGCACGAAAAAACTGCTGAACATTTAATACAACGATATGAAAAGGCTCTTATTATAAGGCGAGAGTTTGAAGAGTTGTATGATGAAATATTTGAATATTGTTTGCCACAAAGACAAGGGTTTAAAAATTATTCAGCAGGTCAACGTAGAGATGATAAGATATTTGATGAAACTGCTGTTGTCGGTATACAAGAATTTGCCTCAAGACTACAATCAGGTCTTACTCCAAATTTCGCCAGATGGGCAGATTTTGTAACTGGCTCAGAAGTACCTGAAGAAGAAAGAGATGACGTAAATAATGCACTTGATGAAGTGACTGATTACGTTTTTGAAGTTCTTCAGACATCAAACTTTGCTCAAGAAATACATGAGTGTTTTATAGATTTAGCACTTGGAACTGCAGTCCTATGCGTAATGGAGGGAGATGCTGTAAATCCAATAAGGTTTCAATCTATACCTTTACCTCATGTAGTTCTTGACACTGGTCCTGATGGTAAGGTTGATCATGTGTATAGAGAAAGAATGATTAAGAATGAAGACTTAATGATTGCTTTTCCTGATGCTGTATTGACACCCAATATAGCTAAAAGAATACAAGATCACCCTGAAGCTAAAACAAAAATACTAGAAGTATCATGTAAATTATATGATGATATAAATGAAGAAAAGTATGGATATTACATTATAGATGTAGCAGACAAGACAATGATTATGTCTGAAATCTATAAAGGTGTAGGGTCAAATCCTTTTATAGCATTTAGATGGAGTAAAGCCTCAGGTGAAATTTATGGAAGAGGTCCTGCTATAAATGCTTTAAGTGCAATTAAAACTTGTAACCTAACTATAGAATTAATACTTGAGAATGCACAAATGGCTATATCAGGTATTTATCAGATTGATGATGATGGTGTTATTAATGTTGATACAATTAATCTCGTGCCAGGGACTGTGATTCCAAAAGCACCAAACACTCAAGGTCTGCAACCAATAAGATCAGCAGGATCATTTGATGTTGCTAATCTTGTTTTAAATGATATGAGAAATAATATTAAGAGAGCTTTGTATAATGACATGCTTGGCGATCCAAATAAAACTCCTGCTTCTGCAACAGAAGTGGCAGAAAGAATGGCAGACTTATCAAGAAAGATTGGTTCTGCTTTTGGTAGACTGCAAGCAGAGATGGTTCAGCCAGTATTGCAAAGAGTTATATATATTTTAAAGAAACAAGGTCGTATTGAAATGCCAGTAGTTAATGGAAGAGAGGTAAAGATACGTAGTGTTTCACCACTAGCACAAGCACAATCTAATCAAGATATAGTCTCGCTGAATAGATTTTTGCAAACTGTAGCAGGTTCATTTGGAACTGAAGTGCTGAACA